AATAACATATCCATTGCTTGTGGTTTTGGTTCGATGCCTTTGGCTTTCATTTGTTCTAATGCCTTTGGATTTAACTCCTTGCTTTTCAAAACTTCTAAAAAGAGATGGCTTATCATTTTATTACATTCTTCAATAGGTAAATATTTAGTTAATGTATCTGTAGGTTCAGCATCTTCGCTTTTATCAGGAATAATAATAGAAAGTTCTTTACTCATACAAACAAATGAACCATTATATTTAATAATTTTATTAATTTGTTCTTTAATTTCGGCATTGCATTTTTTAATTTCTTTATCAAATTGTTGGGTTTGTAATTGTTGGTTTGGTTTTTCTTCTTCTAAAGACATTTTTAGTGTAATATAGTATAATATAAAATTAAATTGTATAATATACTTTTAATAATATAAGTATTTTTATATCATTAAAAATCAATTTTTTAAAGTGCAAAAATAATTTTAAAAAATTGATTTTTTAATTGTAATAAAATAAATAATATCAATAATAATAAAAATAACAATAACAATAATAATATTAATATTATTAATAATATTAAAAATGGAAAACACAACAAAATCAACTGATAATACTGGAAATCAATATGATAAGCATGATGAAACTTATACAAATCATCTTAAACATTTATTTAATTTATGTAATATTGAAACACAAACAGAATTTAATGATTATAATCCTATAATGTCTAAAGATGTATTTAGTCGAATAGAATTATTAAATGTTACAGATAAATTTGAAAACATAAAAAAGACAGAAAATACAAGAATGTGGGAAAATTTTGTTGAAAATGCTTTTAATTATAGACCATATCAACCTTGTTGTATTCAATAATAAATTTTAATCATTACTTAATATTACTTAATATTACTTAATAATAATTTAATCCATTATTACAAATTGTTTTTTTTTTGTAAGTTTTTCTTTTTCTTGTTTAGCAACAATACTTATAGGTTCATTTTCATTATTTTCATCATTGTCTTCAGTTTCATCTTTTTTTACACTAAGTCTATCTTTACCTAACTTTTTTTTAGTTCTTTTTCTTTTTTTAATAATAGGTTTATCTTTTACACTATCCTTATTATGTATTTTTTTATAATAATTTAAGATTTTATGTTCTTTCTCTTTTATATTTTTTAAATAATTTACTTTTTCTATTTTTCTTTCTAGCATATCTTTATTTTTATTTTATTTATAATTTTTTTATATTTTATATTTATAATATTTTATAATTATTAATTGTTAATTATTATATTTTATTTAATAATAACTATATTTATTTAATATATTTTTTATTAAAACTATAACTTAAATAATATACTTTAATATAATAATTATATTTATATTTATATTAGTTTATTTTTTATTTATAAAATAATAAGTATCTCCAGAACAATTTAAATTAATTTACTATATATTTACTATATATTTAGTATAAATTATTATATATTTACTATAAAAATGTCAAAAGGTATAGGTTGGGATATAGGTATTAAAAATTTAGCCTATTGTAGTTTAGAGTCTAATGTTAGTATTAATAGTAATAATATAAATTCATTTGTATTTAATAATAAACATTATGACATTATAAGTTGGGCTGATATAAGTTTAGTAAGTCAAATAGAAACAAATATGGAAGATTCTGGAGAAGTAAGTCATATTAACACTAATTTAAAATGTTCGGCACTACAAGAAACAAAAGCAAAATCAAAAAAAACAAAAAATAATGAAAATAATGAAAATGAAATTGAAATACAACCCCAATCCAAAGTATGTGGTAAAAGTGCTTTTTACTGTAAAGAAGAATTACAAACTGATACTTCTGGAAATACCATTTATAGTGGATTATGTAAAACACATTTTAAAAAATCAGGAGAAGAAAGATTACCTGATTTAACTGTGAAACAATGTTGGGATAAAGAATGTAAAGCAAAACCACTACAAGTATTAAAATCCCATATCTATAAAGGTTATTGTAAAAAACATATTAATGAGATGATAAAAACAAAAACACATACTAGCAATGATTTTTTAAAAATAAATCGTGCTAAGACAACGAGTAAATTTGATATAAATCAATTAGGAATTGCTTTATTTCAAGAATTAGACAAAATAGAAACAACTATATTAGATCCATCAATTATATTATTAGAAAATCAACCTGTATTGAAAAATCCAACAATGAAATCAATGCAAATGTTTTTGTATTCTTATTATTTAATTAGAATGATTGATAAAAATAAAAATAGTGTGAGAGCGCAAAATGTTAATTCAACATCAATTTTAAATGATAAAAAAATACAATGTTATTGTGCTAGTAAAAAATTAGATTTAATAAAATTTTTACCTGAAAATGACCAAAAAAGAATAATAGAGTATATAGATACAGTAAATAGTGGTTATCAAAAAAATAAAAAAATGGCAATTATGATGGTTGAAACAGTATTAAAAGAAAATACAAAATGGTTAGACTTTTTTAAAGGTCATCCTAAAAAAGATGATTTAGCAGATTCTTTATTAATGACATTACACTATTTTGAAAAACCAAATTTAATGAAAGTTAAAAAAGAAGAAGATAAAGTTAAAAAAGAAGAAGATAAAGAAAAAACAAAAAAAGATAAATGTAAAAGTAAAGAAACTAAAAAAGATAAATGTAAAAGTGAAGAAAATAGTTAATTATAGTTAATTATGATTTACTTAATTTTTTTAAAGCAATAACCAGCATAAGCATAGTAAAGGAAAGCAATCATAACATAGAAGCACCCAAAGAAGATACAGAGAACTGTTTCAAAATAACTATTGGTAAGTTTGTAAGTAGCAACAGCAAATAATGTAATTAATAATAAGATTATTAATATAATAATGACTAATTGAGTTGTTGTAAAAGTGTTTACATCTTCAAAATTAGATTTTTGTTGGTCTGATAAACTTTTTAAAACAATACCAGATAAACCTGATGACGCAAGAGTAGTAATTTTAGAAAAATCCATTTTTAATTAGTTTAATTAATTTAATTAGTTTTGTTTTATTTTTTACTATTTATTATGTATTACAAATATTTTTATTATAAATAAAAATAAAATATTATTTAATAATTTAATTATAAAATGAAATAATATTTACTAATTGCGTAAATAATTATAATTTTCTTTACTTGTTTTTAATTAGTATAATAAAAGAATATAGAATTATATTTATATAAAATATATAATTGTATTTATAATAATTTAAATAATAATTTTTATAAGTATATAAATAACAAATAAAGTTTAAATAGTAATAAATTAATACTTACAAATTACATATAAATTAATATAAATTAATATAAATTAATATAAAATGGAGTTTGATTTAGATTTAGATTTAGAAGATCTTAACCTTAAAAGTGTGGATATGGGTTCTACTAATTCACAAGGTAAAAATATATCATTTGATACAAATAATAGTTTCAGACCTAATATTAGAGAACAAAGCCCAAATTTAACTGTTTCTACAAATAATCATGACGCAATGCCATCAGGTCATATGGGAAATATGGATAATATGTTTAATAGTGATAAAGAAGTTGATTTTGGATTAAATTTATTAGTTAATAAGAAAAAACAAAAACCTGAAACTGAAATTAATAAATTAGGTAGTGGGGGTAGTGGTGATAATGGTGGTAATGGTAATAGTGGTGGTAATAATTTTAGTAATAATCCTAGTCCATCTACCAATATGTTTTCAAGTTCAACTACAATGCCACAAAGAGTAAATTTAGATAATACAGAAGTTTTACAAAATTCATTATTTGATGATAATATGACTAATATTGATTTAGATAAAGAATTAAATAGTATGAATTTAGATGATATTGAAGCATCTAAACCAAGTATGAGTGGACCAAGCCTGCCTGATTTTGGTAGTTCAAGTGCAGGAACTGGTAATAATGGTTTTGGAGCGAGTGCTACAAATTCATTTGGTAATAATAACTTTGGTAATAATAACTTTGGGGATAATAATTATGGTAGTATAAATACTGCTGGTATTAGTAGCACTGAAAATTTATCTTTTGAAGAAATACAAAAACGTAAGTTTGATTTATTATGTAAGTTTGAAAGATTAAGAGATAAAGGTATTAAACTTCCTAAGACTTTTTCAATGTCTAGTAATTATGAAGAAATGAACCACGAATATGAACGTTTATTACATCATCGTAAAATGGATAATAGTGTTAAAATGCAAAGACGTATGTTAGTTTCATTTGCTTCTATGGCTGAATTTGTTAATAATAAAACTGGAAATCCTTTTGATGTAAATTTAGATGGATGGAGTGAGAACGTGAATGAAGAAATTAATACATATGATGAAGTATTTGAAGATTTATATGAAAAATATAAAGAAAGTGCCAATATGGCTCCTGAATTAAAATTAGTATTTATGGTAGCAAGTAGTGCTTTCTGGTTTCATATTTCTAATAATATGTCAAAATCTGTTATGGGTAATATGAATATGGGTGATATGTTTAAAAATAATCCTAATTTAATGAACCAATTTAAAGATGCTGCTATGGGCTCTATGCAAGAAAATAGCCCTGGACTTGCTAATTTTATGAGTATGGGTCAGGGTAATAATAATAATGGACCACCAAAATATAATCCTACCGCTGGACCCCCTTTTTCTAATCCAAGAGATGCTCCCCCAAGAGGCTCAACCAATATAAATTCTGGAGATGATATAGATGCTCTTATAGATAGTATTAGTAGTTAATACATTATAGTGTCATAATAATTTAATTTTTTATGTTTTATATTTTATTTTTTATTTTAATTATAACTTTATTTTTTTACTATTTTTATATATTAGTATAGTTTTATAAAAAAAACGGAAAAAATAGAAAAAATAGAAAAAATTGAATTTTATTTTTGTAGAATAGTTTAATTACTTTCCAAAATCAAAAGGAAAAATGTCTGGCTCTGATGAATCAGTATTTGCTCTTGCCTCATCAAAAAAATTATTAACTGCTATAGTGGGAAAACAACATGTTAACCTCACCAATGACCCCGCTCTCGAAAAGGTAGTTCGGTCTAAACTTAATGTGATTGTTGGAATAAATGGTAGGGACATTGAAAAGCTTAAACCAGCAATCGATAAACTATATTTTGAAATGTTTCGTGGAACATGGAACGAAGAAGACGCCGCACGAAAAACAACAGAAGCCAATAAAGTCAAACGTGCCGAAGGCAAAGCCAGACGTGCCAAAGCCAAAGCCGAAGCCGAAGCCAAAGTCGAAGCCGAAGCCAAAGCCGAAGCCAAAGCCGAAGCCGAAGCCAAAGCCGAAGCCAAAGCCGAAGCCAATGAATGAGTAGGCTTTTGCCTCTCTTTCTCTAGTTGATAGTTTGAGGTTTTAAAACATTGAATATATTAACTCAAATTTTTTTTATTTTAACTATAATTATTTACCAACACTACTTACCACCAATCCCTCCCCCAATACTTCCCCCAACACTTCCCCCAACACCCCCATTATTCATATTATTTTTAATTGGTTCATTATCTTTTTCATATTTAGAAACAAGTTCTTTTGCCATTAAATAATCTTCTTTCGTTATTGATGATGTATTATCAATAGGTAAAATACAATAATCACTATGTTCATTAAATATAGTTGTTACTATAACTATAAATGATATGGTTATTACCCCTGCAACAACTAAATCACGTGTCCCCATCCATAATACTAAAAATATAAGAAATCTTCTTGAGAATTTATGATTTAATACTTTATGCATAAAATCTCCAACTTCATTTCCAATATAACGTGCTCCAATATTAATTAATAATATCATTAAACCTAAAATATATTTATTGCCACTGAGACCCATTGTTGCTATTGCTAACATTGTAGCATTACCTGTGGGTAAAGGTGCTGTGGATGCCATAGAGGCACCGCCCATTAATCCCGATGACATTTTTATTTATTTATATTACTATTACTATTACTATTTTATATATTTTTTAATAATTTATATACTATTAATTTAGAATTTTAATTTTGAATAATAAAAAATAATAAAATATAAAAAATATAAATAATAATAAAAATTTTAAATACTAATAAAATACAACTATTTAAGCATTAAGAGGATAAAATAGAGTGCCACAAGATGTTAATTTATCAACATTGTAAGTTCCACAATGAGATAAAGGAGGTCCATATTTAGTTAAATTTTGAGGGCTATTTTTCATATCATATCTACAACCATTAATATCATATCCAGAACGATCTGGCTGACCATTTTGAGTTAAAAAATCATTTTGACATTCATTATCAACAATGTCTTGAACACCGTTAACATTATTAGTATTGTTAGAAACAATAGTTGCGGTGCTAGTTTCACTATTGTGTTGAAAAGGTTTGATGTTATTATTAGGAAATGGTTTGGTAGTATCATAAATAAATTCAGAATCACTACGAATAATATTATCAGTTGAGTTAATAACTTTAGGTTCTTCAATAAATTTAACTTTACGTTCATCATTAACTTTATTATTAACTTTATTATTAACTTTATTATTATTAACTTTACTATTAACTTTATTATTATTAACTTTATTATTATTTATATTATTAGTCATTACGTTAGTGTTCATTGCGTTAGTGGTCATTGCGTTAGTAGTCATTGCGTTATTAGTCATTGCGTTAGTAGTCATTGATTTAGTGTTTATTGTATTATTAGTATTTGTATCATTTTTACTTATTACAAGTGAATATTTTCTTTTAGTATCAATATATATAGACATAAATACAACAGCAAGAGCAAATATAATTCCACAATGTAAATCTATGAATAATGTTAAAATAACAAGAGTGATAAGTAAAATATAATTTACATTATCATTAAATAAATTTCTAATCATTGGAAATGTAGTTAATATAGTATCAGGAAATACTAAAAATAATGTAGCAATTATAATACAACAGTAAATTTTAATATCTATCATATTAATCATTTTTTTTTTAATTAATTATTATATTATATAATATTATATTATAATTATATAATATATTTTTTACAATTATAAATTTTATTAATAATTATTTTAATTATAAATTTTAATAATTATTATTTTAATTATAAAATTTATTAATTATTATTTTAATTATAAATTTTAATAATTATTATTTTAATAATATACTATAATATTAACTAAATTGATAAATTGATAAATTGATATTATAATATTATATAATAGTATATAACTAGAATTATAAAAATGAGTAAATCACTATTTGAAGAATTATCTGAATTTGCAGATGAATTGGTAATATTACTTAAAGAAGATTGGGAAAAAACAAAAAAATTTGTAAGAGCACATAAAAAATATTTTTTATGGCTATTTGCTCTTTTTATTGGAGCACAATTTACAGATATAATGACATTAGGTAAATCTTGGGATGCTTATTGTAAAAAAAATGGTATTCAAAATGGAGGGGCTGAGGGTAATCCAGAACCAACAACAACAACAGAAGCAAAAGCAGCATTAAAATCTCAAGGAACATCATCAACAGATGCATCAGTAAGTGAAACAGATACTAAAAATACAAAAAAAGATGGTAAAAAAAAAGGTATAAGAAAAAGTATGGCACAAAGTTTAAGAAGAAATCCTGTATTTGGAAATATGAATCATATTTTTAATATGACATCAAGTATGTTTTCATTAGCATTATTTTTATTAGCAATTGTTGGAATATTATCATTACCTGTTATCATATTTATAATTATTACATATTGTGTTATTAAGAGTTTATTAAATAGACTTGCTATATTATAAATTAATGTATTTTTAATAAATTTAAATATATAACTATATTTTATAAAATTATTATATAACTTTAATAAAAAAATTTAAATATATTTATTTAGTATAGTAATAGAAAAATGGATTATACAACTATTTGTGATATTATAATTAATTATTTAATTGATAAAAATATAAAATATAATGGAAATGATACAACACTAATTAAAATAGAAAAATTTTTATTAAAATATAAAAGAATTATTTCTATAGTATTATTAATAATATTGTTATATATAGGAAATCAATGTAATTTATCATATTTAAATATAAATGTAAATAATAAAAAAGAATATATATTAAATGGTGGTAAATTGGGAGAAGGCTCATCACCGATTGGTGATTTTAAAAAAATGGGTTCTTCAATATCTTCTAAAGCATCATCAGTTAAATCTAGTTTAGGAAAACTCGAAACATACGAAAAGGCAGGAGAAAAAACTTATGATTATGGAGCAAAATATGCTAATAAATTTAAAGATAATTCTTCTGTATTTTATGGATTTGTTTACTCAATAGCAATAACAATATTAATGTTTCTTATTTTTGTTCCTGCTGTAGGATTTGTTGTTATAGGATTTATATGTTATTCGCTTCTAAAAACTAGAATGGAAGCAATTAAGAGTTTATAATAATGTATTATAATTTTTAATTACAATGCTTTATTAACATCATTTAAATTATTAACACCAATAGAAGTATTTTTTAATAAATTTTCATAAGTTTTTATATCATAATCAACTTTATCTTCTTTAGGTATATAGTTAAATTTACCTGAAGCAATATAGTCTTTACTTTTATTATCTATTTCTTTTAATTTTATAAATACATCATTATCAAAATATTTATTATATATTTCATAAATAACTTCCTTTGATAAATTAGTTTTATAAGGGTCAAAATTAATTTGTGCTTTAATTTGTCTCAATAATTCATCTTTCTTTACATCATCCATTTTAAATCTATCATCAACACCAAGTAAATTTTTTTCAACAACTGTATTAATTTCGTTTTGTTCTTGTTCTTGTTCTTGTTCTTGTTCTTGTTCTTGTTCTTGTTCTTGTTCTTGTTCTTGTTCTTGTTCTTGTTCTTGTTCTTGTTCTTGTTCTTGTTCTTTTTCTTCTTGGTCTTCAAAATTTTGTTCGTCATCTTCAAAATATTCTTTATAAGAACATTTAATAGGACCAATAATTAATATAAACAATAATATACCTGTATATTTATCATAGTTCATAACTAATAATAAT